TGGACTTGATGATGCAACGTGTGTTATAATAAAAGAAGATATATATAAAACAGTTATGGATTCTGAATATCCAAAGAAAGAAAAGCTAACAGGTATGTATAAGCAGAGGGGTTATAAATGAAAACAACTAAAGGACAAACACCACACGAGAGTGTAAAGAAAAAGACTTCGATTGGTAGAGGGAATGTAGGTTACTCGACCATGCCGAAGAGAAAGAAACAAACCTACAAAAAATATAGAGGGCAAGGAAAATAATGGTAAGTGCAAACAATTTAAAACAATACGCAAGACCTGATGTTAGTCAAATGACATTGGATATTATTGAAGCTATTAAAACTAATCAGACTGTGCAGTTTATGTATGGTGGCAAGGATACTATCAGGGAGATGTTACCCAAAGAATTCTTCGGAGACTTTGACGGCTTCGGTGGTTGGACAGCACCTGAAGGGGATGGTGGAGAGTACAGAAAGTTTAGGCTTGACAAGGTAGATGAGTGGTTAGGCATACCAGTACAGTACAAAGTCTATGTAGAACTAGAGATGAGTGGGTATCCTACTGATAAGGAAGTAACAGAGAAACTACATGAACTATTAGATAGTGCCGAGCCTGTTGTGTACAGGCTTAAGCCACAAGGATTATAAATACTATGAGTAATGTAACAAACTTAAAAGAATATAAAGAAACAATTAAGGATAAACCTATTCAATTAATAGCTGAGTATATAACATCTCTTGAATGGGATTTGGAAGAATTAAACATTGATGCTAATGAAATAGAGGATTACTATATTAAGTATGGTACACTACATATAACATACAAAGATGGTCGGATAAAAGAATATGAATCTAACTTTGACATGGGAGATATAGATTATAAATGGGCAGAAAAAGAAACATTTTATAATGAAGACTTTGATGAAGTGGAGATAGACATATGACACAGTATGATATCTTTCCTGTGTATGAAAAATCTATACAGAAAGAACAGATTAAATACATTCATTCTAACAATGGCATACGAGAAACAAAGTGGCTTGATGGTACAGTAGAGTTGTACTCTTATGTTGATGATAAAATAATACAAAAAAGAAGTTGACACTAGATAGCGACTCGTGTTATAATAGAGGTATATATGGTAGTTTTAAGTGACAGTGAAATAATATTAACAAGAGAACAATACATGAAAGTAGGTTCTGATTCTAATATTATGAATGATTTATACGAGATGAAACTTGGGCATAGCTTACGAGTAATAGGTAATGATTATGTTTTATCTTTTGTGGACAGACAGAACTATGAATTATTTATGGGATATATTTATGAACCATATTTGAGAGAAGCTACAGCATGACAGCCCCGAATCATACTGCTAACAATGTAGCCCTCACTATACACCAATAGTTAGTATGTATCCTGTCCAAGACAGGGTTAGTTTGAGGTCTAGCGATTCAATAAAACCTCACATAATTTATTAATAATAAAATAGGAGAAAAACAAATGGCAATACTTGAAGGAATGTGTGAGTGGGCGGCAGTTAAAGTGCCTAACACAACATTTACACCTGAATATCAGATCACTTTAGTGCTTGATGATAAGACTGCGGACGACTTTATTAGTCGTGGCTTTAGAGTCAAAGATGTAGAGGGTGTTAAAAAGATTATGTTCAAAAGAAAAGTTGAGCGTAAGGACGGTACACTAAATGCAGTACCAAAGTTATTGAACGCTAGCAAAGAACCACTAGACATATCTGTCGGGAATGGATCCAAAGTTAGAGTACAATACAGAGAGTGGGAAACTACCAATCAGTATGGAGATTTCAAAGGACTTGATCTTCAGGCTGTACAGGTACTTGACCTTATTGAGTACACAGGTTCTGATGGTAGCGAATTAGAATCTATTGATGATGATGATCTGGAGTTTTAATTATGACTAATGAAACAAACAACGAAGAGACAAAACCTTTTGTAACTATTGATGATGTGCAGATAAACGTAGAGGACTTGCCCGAAGAAGGACAAGGAGTTTTCGGTAGACTGCAACGATTGAATCAAAAGAAAGTAAACCTAACCTTGGACTTGGAAGAGTTACAAGCAGGTATTAATTTCTTTTCTGATCGCATCGTTTCTATTGTAAATGGGGCAGAGCCACAAGCATCCGAAGATGATGTTGAAGTTGTGGACGAAGAACTATCGGAGTCTAACGACTCAGACTAGTGTGCCTAACAAGTTGCTAGACCTTGTAAAAACTAGCACAGTTTTAATAACGTGAGGAAATGATATGGCTTTTGCAGAATATAAATTACCATGCCCAGAGTGTGGTGGTAGTGACCCAGTAGCAAAGAACACCGATGGTTCTGCCAAATGTTTTAGTTGTGATACATACTTCTTAAACTATGAGGGAGCAACGAAAGGTAAGACAATGACAGAGAAGAAAGACACACCTAAACCCATAGAGAATCCGCATGGTGCGGACTACTCTGCCTTAACAGACAGAAGAATATCCGAAGCAACGGCTAAAAAGTATGGTGTGAAGTGTGTCCTCTCTTCTACTGGAGACATAGTACAACACTTATATCCTTACTTTAATAAGCACGAATTATCAGCGACTAAGATTAGATACGTAAGGGATAAAAACTTTTCGGTTCAAGGTAGCTTTAATGGTACTGGTTTATTTGGAGAACAGCTTTTTCAATCGGGTAAAACTATTACTATAACCGAAGGGGAATGCGATGCGATGGCTTGCTACGAATTAATGGGTAGTAAGTGGGCATCTGTTTCTATTAAGCGTGGCTCAAGCGGTGCAGTCAAAGATGTTAAAGAAAGTTTAGAGTTTCTTGAAAGTTTTGAGAATGTTGTTATCTGTTTTGATAGCGACAAGCAAGGCAAGGAAGCATCAAAGAAAGTAGCTATGCTTTTCCAACCCAGTAAAGCTAAAATTATGACCTTACCTACAGGTTTTAAAGATGCTAATGATATGCTTCGCCAAAACAAACATAAAGAATTTATTGAAGCGTGGTGGTCTTCTAAAGTTTATACTCCTAGTGGGGTTATTAACGTGTCTGAATCTAGGCAAGACTTCTTTGACAGAGAAAAGAAAGAGAGTGTTCTTTATCCTTGGAAAGGTTTAAACGATAAGCTATATGGTATGAGACAAGGAGAACTCATTACACTTACTGGTGGTACAGGACTTGGTAAATCCTCAGTCACTAGAGAGCTTGAGCATTGGTTAATCAAAAAAACTAAAGATAACGTAGGAGTCATTGCACTTGAAGAAGATTGGAGAAGGACTGTTGATGGGATACTATCCATCGAAGCTAACGCAAGACTGTACATTGACCAAGAGAGAGAGAACTTTTCACCTGAAGAAATAGATAAGTTCTTTGATATACTTTATGACGGAGAGAATAAAAACAGAGTATGGATTCATGCCCACTTCGGTACTAATAGTATAGATGAAATCTTTAATAAGATTCGCTTTATGATTATCGGATGTGGTTGCAAGTGGGTAGTAGTAGATCACTTACACATGTTAGTCTCTGCGATTCACGAAGGAGATGAGAGAAGAGCTATAGATAGTATAATGACCAGACTTAGAAGTATTGTTGAAGAGACAGGAGCAGGTATTATATTGGTGTCTCACTTACGTAGGGTTGATGGTAACAAAGGACACGAGAATGGTATTGAAGTTAGTCTGTCTCACTTGAGAGGCTCGCAAAGTATTGCACAGTTATCTGATTGTGTCATTGCTCTTGAAAGGAATCAACAGTCTGAAGATGAAGAGGAATCCAATACAACAAAGGTAAGAGTATTAAAGTCTAGATACACAGGAGATGTTGGACTAGCATCACACTTGCATTATGACAGAGAAACTGGTAGACTAAAAGAAGTACCTAAAGAACAATTTGAAGAAGATATTCTGGAGTTATAAGAATGGACATAGTATTTGACATAGAGACAGACGATCTTAAAGCTACAAAGATACATTGTATTGTGGCTCAAGATGCTGATTCAGGAGAGACATTTAAATTTCCTCCTGATAAACTACAAGAAGGGTATGAGTTCTTAACAAAAGCCGATAGGCTTATCGGACATAACATTATAGGTTTTGATATACCTATGGTAGAAAAGTTTGGTGGTGTTAAGCTCTCTCATAAACCTGTTGTTGATACTCTTGTTATGTCAAGACTATTCAATCCAGTACGTGAAGGCGGTCACAGTTTAGAGAAGTGGGGGTTTCGTTTAGGCTTTAGGAAGATAGAGTTTGAAGATTACTTAAACTATTCCAAGACAATGTTAGACTATTGTGTGCGTGATGTACATCTTAACACAGTTCTATTCAAACACTTAAGAAAAGAAGGAGCAGGTTTTAATAAGGAATGTGTTGCACTTGAACAGACTGTTGCAGATATAATAAAGAAACAAGAAGACACAGGGTTTCAATTTGATTTAAAGAAAGCTGAATTGCTTCTGGCGGAATTGCGTGAGAAGATGCAACAAGCAGAGGATGAAGTACATAAAGAATTTAAACCTAGGTTGGTTGACATTAGACAAGTAACCCCAAAGCTTAAGAAGGATAGTACATTATCTAAGTCAGGACTAACCCCTGAAGAATACATAGAAAGATTACCTACAAATAATATCAAACCTTTTATGCGTAGGAAACTTCAAGACTTTAATCTTGGTTCAAGAAAACAAGTAGGCGAATACTTAATGGAGTTCGGTTGGAAGCCTAAAAAGTTTACACCAACAGGTCAGCCTATTGTAGATGAGACTACACTAAGTAAGATAGATAAGATACCACAAGCAAAACTTATTGCTAAGTATTTTCTGTATCAGAAACGCATTGCTCAAGTTGATTCTTGGATTAAAGCAATGGACGATGATGGTAGAGTGCATGGGTTTGTTATACCTAATGGCACTATCACAGGTAGGATGGCACATAGGAGTCCTAACATGGCTCAAGTTCCTAACATTCATAGCCCGTATGGTCAAGAGTGTAGGTCTTGTTGGATTGTTAAGGACGGATATAAATTAGTGGGTATAGACGCGAGTGGTTTAGAACTACGAATGCTTGCACACTACATGCAAAACGAGGAGTACATAAATGAAATCATTAATGGAGACATACACACCGCTAATCAAAAAGCTGCAGGACTTGAATCAAGAGATCAGGCAAAGACATTCATCTATGCACTCATCTACGGAGCAGGAGATGCAAAGCTTGGGAGTGTGGTTGGAGGAAATAGGGAAAGTGGTAAGCGACTTAGACGACAATTTCTTAATAATAACCCATCATTTAAAACTCTTCGAGATAGAGTACAAAGAGCGTCAGGCAAGCACTGGCTCAAGGGAATAGACGGACGCAAGCTTTTAATTCGCACACAGCACGCTGCTCTCAACACGTTATTGCAAGGTGGAGGTGCTATAGTTATGAAGCGTGGTCTTGCTATGCTAGATTCTTTAGTACGTTTAAACACCTTC